ATGTTACATATTGTTGGAATTTGTGATATATTATAGTATATATATTTAACTCAAAAAAGGGGGGGGGGGCAAATATGAAAGTTCTTTCAATTCAACAGCCCTGGGCGTGGGCTCTATCAACTGGTTTAAAACCAGTAGAGAATCGAACCTGGAAAACCGCGTTCCGAGGGGATTTTTTGATCCATGCCGGGAGAAAAATTGATTATAGGGGGATAGATTTCATCAAATCGTTAAAAATTGATATCCCGAATGATTTTCAACTCGGCGGGATTATAGGGAGTGCAAAAATCACAAATTGCGTGCAATCCTATGAGTCTAAATGGTTTTTTGGTCCCTATGGATTCCTGATAAAAAATGCAAAACCAATTGAGTTTATTCCACTCAGGGGACAACTCGGATTTTTTAATTATTCCGGATTCAATTTGTAGATATAATAACGCAAGAAATTTCCCCTGTTATTTTCCTTTGTCTATCCTCTTTTTATGAGAAGAGGATAGATCGATGCCTTTGAAAAATATTTTTCCAGTATTTTATAACCTAAATATTTTCCTGGGTTTTAATTTGATCTGCCTATAATCATTTCCAAATCACCATTTATTACTATCCGTTTGAACTCAGCTATTGATCCCCGATATATTCCCAAGAAAGCGTAATCCTGCTACATGATGTTGTTTTTACACACTCGCCAACAATAGGAGCTACTCTTCCCTGTCTAATCAGTTTCCATCTTTTATCTCTTAGCCTGCTATTTGTAAATGCAGGATTAGTAGTAGTAGAAAACACACGAAACCCCTTCGCTTTATGGTAATCCGCAACAAAGCATGATAACCTATGCCCTAATCCTATCCCTTGGTAATCAGGATGTATTATTGTTCTGTGCATCCGTTTGGCATTTTTCACACGAGGGGCCACTAAATGAAGCGAAGCACACATCCCACATGGAAAATCATCATGAGTAATGACGAATAAATGACAACTCTTATTCAGAACAGAGCTCAAATAGTGATATTTCCCAAATAATCGCCAGATATAATCTTTCTCTTTTGTTTTAATGATTCTGAATTCAAGTTCTGGTTGCTGAAGATACCTCCTGGCTGAATATTTCATCTGCATTTCATTTGTATCAAACACCCAATCAGGCATGAGCCATTCCTCAATATCATAATGACAGGATATCGCAATGAATTTTGAATTCCTTTTTCTTACTGCTTTTTGTGTACACACGGAACTAATCTTAGCTACTTGCCTATCCACAACACTTGTAAACTCATCAAATACTATTAACTCTTTCCCAGATAAGAGAGCGGCTGCAAGATCAACACGCATTTTTTCACCATTTGATAACACATGATAGGGTTTTAACCATGAAGGAGGGGAAGAAAACCCTACCGAATTAAACATTTTCTGAATATCCCCCACTGAAACACTGTTCGGCATGTCATCAAGAACGGATTGTCCTCGATATTGATTGGCATAAAAAGAATCTCCAAAAAGTTCTTTTGCTATTGTAGTTTTCCCGGTCCCACTTGATCCAACAATCAATCCTATATTCCATTTATCCGGTAATGATATGTTACCAATGAAATGCTCTTTAGTTTTTTCACTTTGAATCTCAAAACGATCTATTGTTTGTTTTACACGAAATGAATTCGAAGGAAAGCTTTCCCTTATAATGTCAAAAGCCGGCATTTAAAGCCCCTTTCCGTCATCTCATTATAGATTTTTTCTTGTGTGGTTTCATCATTACAGTCTATTTCTATTTTATGTACTTCTTTTAAATCAAGGCCATCGTCTTTACCCGATCCCTCAATCCCAAAAGCACCGGTATCAAATCCCCAATCAATAAGCAAGTCCTGATCCCAATCATTCGCAAGCATTGACCAATCCCATTCACCACCAGGAATATTGTCCTTAATAATAAATTCTTGAGCCTGATCATCAGTGAAACTATCCGCTCGAATAACAGGAATTTTCTTTTTACCAGCAGCTATACATCCCTCATATCGCATATTACCGCCAATAATCATATCCCCGCGAACCACAATTGGTCGGATAAACATCATTTGCGGAAAGCCCTTTATTGATTTAACCAATTTCTTGAAATTTTCATCTTTGATAATACGTGGGTTATTTGGGTTCTTCCTAATGGAATCAATAGGGACTATTTCAATTTTTGGTATTTTAATTGGCATATGTTATCCCTCATCCGTATCCGTAATTACAATTATCGTTTTTTCTTCTTCCCCGATTTCCGGTTGGTGGACCTGGTATGACTTGACATAGTCGGGCGAATCATCTTTAAATATTCCGCTTTTAACGCAGCCATCGAGTACAGCTTTCCCCGATATATTGTCAATGTCGGTCTTTCGTTTTCGGGTAGAATAAATATCAATGTGAACAGGTGCAACAAATTTCGGACCCGCATACGCTGGAATGGGTTCATTGCCAAAAGAGCATTCCAGGTGGGCAGAGGGATTGGGAGCTCTATTCTGATTTGCATCAAACGCCTTCCTTATTTGCTGTTTTGCAAATTCTCCGAATGTAGATTTTTCAAGTTCGGCGAGTGTTCGGATCATGATTATTGCTTAATCCCATAAACATGATTATTGCTTAATCCCATAAACATGATTATTGCTTAATCCCATAAACATGATTATAGCTATACTTATAGCTATACTTATTTCTAGGATTCTATATCCTTTATGTATATGACAAGATTGGAGCTTCCGGCAAACCCCCCCTACCCCCCCATAGGTTTTACTCTATGGGGTTAAGGGTTTTAGGGGCCCTTCCGGAGGCATTTATGACCGAGACCATCGCATCCGCCGGGTTTAACCTCACCAGATCCCAACCTGGTTACAAAAGCACCCGGAGCGTCATTTCTACCCCACCACGCCGCTCGGTGGCATATAAATAAAAAATCCGAATCATATTTCTGGTGGTCTCTTTGCCCGTAACACAATAAACCAGACAAGAAGCTGTAAATATAATCCGGATTATGAATTCCGAATAACTATTGTGTTATGTGCCAAATAGATCTGGAACAACCAGAACATCAAATCTATAACAGATATACAATAAAACAAATATAAAAGGCAATAATTTTTTAATTATTTTTTCAGACCCTGTTTTTATCCCCTCATGCAACCCGTTAGATGAAATCATCCTTTTTCTTTACGTCAGGAATATAGGCGAGTCGTTTATCCGATTCGGGCGCAATCACTGGTTTTGGATAGGCAAAAATTTTGCAATTCTTTACAGTCACCTTTTGCAGGGCAAAATCGGCATTGCTTTTTACCCGGTACAAGTGCAGATTCAGGAATTTTCCCGGACTCATAAATTTTCATTACTTTTGCGGTCTGTACTTTAATAAATTCACCAAATTCAAGCAATTCTTCAGTGGTATAAACGCACTCGTCTACGTGCCCTAAACGTGGTTGATGAATTATTAAACGAACCCTTTTAATGCTGTCCGAGATCCATAAAGCCTGTTCAAGCGCTGCCAAAGCATAAATAATTAATTGCCAATTACGTTTTGCAAAAACTTTTACACCTTTACCGTACTTCAAGTCATTTACAATTAATTCTGCAGGTTGCAAAATAATACAATCCCCGGTACCCTTTTGATCTGGTACGCTTAAAACATTAGATGTGTCAAGTGTCTCTTCAATCCATACATGCTCAGCACCAGCACGCAAACTATCAATTGTAAGAACATACTCTTCGACAGGTTCATGCATGTCTATTGGTATGTTATCCGGTTCTTTTTCATTGCGCAGTATCGCGGCGGCCAAAGAATGCGCGAGGTTACCTTCATCAGCATATACCGACGTTTTTGATTTGTAGTTTTTGCACCGCGCCAATGACCCAGGGCAAATTAACCATCTATGCGCCGATGAAGGCGATAAAATAGAGTGTTCCATTGTTACTCCTCCTTTGTCAAATTTTCCAGAAAACTCTTAAATTCTGACAGACCGTCTATGATTTCAAATCGATAACATATGCAGCATTATTTATACAATTTCCGGTTGTCCAGCCTGCGTGCAGGTAATGTCTGATTGCCCTACATAACTACTGTAGTAGGCCTCCTTAACCGATTGACAGGGTCGTTCATTTTTGAATCTTCATGGATTTATATCAGCGCCGATCCATTTACTCGCGGCTACGGCCTCTTTTAGTTTTAATTTTGGATGTTCAGCTTTAACCGATTTTTTGATTTTTCTTTGTATGATATTTTTTCGTTTGGCCTGTGTTTTCGTTTTTCCAGTAGATTTTATTCCTGATTTTTTCTCTCCGACGTTTGCAGGAATCCAGGCACAACGACAATTCGGATGTCGCGGAATAAGCCCTCGTGCCTCTTTAATGGGCAACACCATCCCTTCAAGAGGTGCACATAGAGGACAAACCAGATCATCCCCTGCTGTTGACCATTCAGCCATAACCCCAACCTCTTCCACACCTAGCCGCTCAAACCCGTCGAGCTGCCCCTCCGCATGGGCATGAATAATCTCCGTACGAGCAAGCGTCCATGCCCGCTTTTTCTCAATTGTGGTGAGGGCTTTATTTAGTCTACCAGCAATTACCCGGGCACCCTTGCCCTGTGCAATACCATCAGCAAGAATACGACTCATTTCTTTATCAATATCAGCGGAGATTCCTTTTAAACCGGAATATGCCCTGGTATAAAGTGTCTTTATTTTTGATTGCCCAATCGGGCTATTGAAAGCCATATTGAGAAAAGATTCTTTCCCACCCTCTACAAAGGAGTATTCTTTCGCTATTTCGGCAAAATCCTCTTTATGTGTGTCAATATATGACCGAATGAGACCTTTCCGGTATGCACTTGTAATATATTGTGCACACCACGGCGTGCCTTCATTATCAACCGTTTCGAGTATTCCGGCGTTGATCTGCTGTTGTAACCATTGCCGATAGGCATCCAGTTTGCTGGAATCAGTTTCAAAACGCCAGCGGGTATTTATTGTTATTTGATTTGCCGTTTGTTTATGTTTAAAATATTCAATTTGACGTAATCGACGAGCCGCTGCTTTTCTTGTAATATACCCTTTTGATAATTTTCTGCCTTTTTTACTATAAACATACCAGAAATCCCCTTTTTTCCTGATTACATTGGTAATAAGCCCGGAATCGTTTAAAATAGATTCGGACACCCTGGAATCTGCACGAATGCCAAAGGCATCCTCATTGATAATTAGTTCAGTTACTGCTTTTCTGATTATTCTGAAACGTTGCTGTATATCAGATATAAACTGTTTCCTGAGTGTTATAGTTCGTGTAGGATCAATTTTCAGGGGGTTGTTCTTCATAGTATTGCCCGGATTTTTCATTTAATCATCTTTTTTGTCATCATTGTTTATTTTAAAGCCAAAAACACTACGATAGCAATCAATGTTTTTTGTGTTTGTTAATATTATGGAAATAATATTACACAATAAATCAATCACAGCTGTTTTTTCAGTTGATCCAATACCAAGAGGTCTATCGTCAGGCAATGCTCCTGCAACTGCAAAAATCTCTCCCGCAGGGTTTTCCCTGATTGCTATTTTCAGTTTTTTAATCAACGGGTTCTTGCTGAAATCCATTTTTTCCGTTGTGTAATTGAATATTTTCATTATATCCCGGATAGTGCTTTTGTCTACAGGAACCTTGAAATTGATATTCATTCCACACCCCTTACATACATAAGAAATAATATGATAAACAGACAGATCATATATACCATGAAAAGTATCAATGTGTTCCGTACTTTTCTCCAGTAGTTCTCGATATTAATCCGGCTTTTCAGTGTGCTTTCCATAAATTTTCTATCTTTTCGCATTTATATCCTCTGATATTTTTACAGAAAAATGATCCTGCCAAATCGGCATTTCTGGTTTTTACAAATGTAGAATACAGGACCCCTGCATATGAATACAAAGAACCATTCAAAAATTTTATATACATTGTTTCTGTGTCCTGATCATATCCTAATTTATTTTATAAAAAGTATTCTGATATGAATTACTATACTTGCTTATCAACGATGCTGTATCTATATACTCTCTGATTCAATATCAATTTCTTCTTTCACAGCAGATTCAATAATGGAGGTTGCTATGTCTTCATCAAACCCGCATACAACGGTAAGGAACTCCATCAGTGGAATTATTGCATCCACTCCCCCGGCGACATACTTTGCAAGCGCCTCAGTGCGCTTTGCTGCCACTTCTGCTTTATCTTTTTCACCAGGAACTGTAATATCCGGCCATTCTATAGTCCAATCACACGGTTCTTTTGTAGGAGCTATCACACCATAATCAATAAGCCGTTGAATAACCGGATCGATAATCATTGGAGAAACATATCTTTGTTGTCTACTTGCAATGCGAGAATCCCATGCTTTTGTTGCCTGATCCCCGCTCACCACACCCTCTTCAATACCCATGAACACACGGTAGGGCACACAGATATTAATACATATCGCTTTTATTTGTACTTCAAAACTAGCTGTCGGATCAACTATCTGTGGAGCCAGACTTTTAGCTGACATTCCAGTCAACGCAAGATATCGTTGTAATCCATTCATATAATCACTCATCATTGCACGGGTCTTTTCAATATCAAGTTCAGCATTTTCAAGCCCTGGTTGCGTTTCCAGAGATATCCCCGGAAATCCTCCGCGCCAGAACATCTCCCCGTTTCCCCCAAGAATTTTTCGCAGATCGCAAAGACGATTCCAGACTGGTTCCATACGCGGAGTACCAAAAACTTCACTTGTTTTTCGATTATCCGCAATATGTGTCACACGTGTCCAATGTACGTTTGTCCGTGTGATATTCGGAGGAGTGGAAGATGCTCCAGTTTCCAGTGTTCGAGGGTCCGCAAGTGTCAGAGTGTACATTGTCGGCATCCCGTAACGCGGATTTTTTATATCTTGTTCATATCCTGAGATGTTTACAAGACTTGCATCTAATACCCTGATATATAATAATTTATGTATAGGGTGTTTTTTAGTGGCAGAAACGCCTCCTGTGGATTCTCCCCATCCATCAAACCCGTCAACCGGTTTGTCAAGTGTTTTCCCGTCATTGATTCCCCATAGAATAATGCCGTATTGCCCAATCCCGGATAGTTCATCCGCTCTTTGTAAATAATGGAGAAGATGAAATCTTTTTTTAATCAGATCAAGACTTTCCTCAAACGGAGTGTTCTTTTCAGGATCTGGGTCTTCATAAATTTCCGGTAGTTTTTTCCATGTTTCTTCCGGATAAACATTCACTACTCGATGACCGATTTCCCGTCCATACATTTCCCGATATTGTGTTTCCGTTATTGTTTTTGGATATCCGCATTCAATATCAATATCCCGGCGAGGATCAAATAATTTTTGCAACAAATCTGCCCTGGTTGTCATTATGTTGGCAACAAGCTCAGGATTTTTAAGAATAGTGTTGAAAATCATCTCATTTGTCATTTTTTCTTCTTTGTCCATATATATCTCCTGTTTTAAATATCATTATATGTAATGGATTCCTAATAAAATCACAGAGCACCTACTTTTTTTATCGGGTCTGATAGCACCGCAAAAGCAACGGAACCGGCATCCACTTGATCTTTATACTTTGAATACGGGAAATATTTTATTTCATCCAGTAATGTATCATTCCATATAGCAGATTTCATTTTAAAACAGCCCTGATTTACCAAAGTGCTCCACTCATCAGCCCGTGTCTCTTTACTGCCAATAGCAGGGATTACACGTGTACGAAACCCGACAAGCCGTTTTACTGTTCTTTCTGCACTTTCTTTACCCCCACTTCCTGGTTCCTGCTCAATCCCTACGATACAACGCTTCCCATCCCGTTCTGCAATGTTTCGTATGAGTTTCTCACGTTCCCCACTGTCAAGTTGCTCCCGTTGTATATCCAGTATCCACCAATCATCTTCGGAACCGTCTACAGGGGCGCCAGCAGGGCGCCAGCGGCCCATAAGGAACCCGACAGTAAAGGCTCCTCCCCCCTTGGTACCAGCTTTATCCCATCCCCGACATAACCCTACCCATTGTTTGCTTGTAAGAGGGGGAGGAACATCTATTCCAATTCTATACGTTTTAAACATCCCCCCGCCACGAGGAACAGGATTTTGATCATATTGACTGGCGTATCCATATTCCCCCATTGTATTTCTTGCTTCGTCAAGCACTTTCTGAGACAAACGTATTGGGTCAAGAAGCCCTTCTGAATCATACATCTTTCGCAAAGACACGGGTTTTATTTTTGAGCTTCGAGTTGCGGGCAAACAAATATGCCTTATTCTTACACCTTTCTTGTTTAACATATATCCACTTGGATCATTCTGGTGCAGTCGTTGCATGATGAGCCATGAAACCGTTGTTTCTTTGTCTACTTTTCGACTTGGTAATACCTCAGTCATGAAATTGTTTGCCGTTTCCAGTTCGGTTTCTGTCATACGGCTTGCCTGTTGCGGATCAATTGGATCATCCACAAAATGAAAATGCGCATGGAATCCGGTAGGAGACATACCACCAACAGTAGCGGCAAGGCGTCCCCCACCTTTTGTATTGATAAACATTCCTTTAGTCCACTGATCGTGACTTGGAATTATTTCCGGAAATGATGCTTGATATTGTTCACTTTCTTCCAGTAGCCGACATTTACGAGCAAGATCAAATGTAAGTTGTTGTGTATGACTCGCACACAAAATCCGTGCAGTGGGCATTCTGGTATGTATCCATGCCGGAGCACAAATACTCAATATTGTTGATTTAGTGGTTCCAGGAGGGATGTTTATAATCGTAAGATCGTATTTTTTCGGGAGTCCAGCAAAAACCCGCTCTGCATCCTCCTGAAATAAATCACATAAATATGGAATATGCCAGTTCCATATTGGTATTTCCGGAATAATTACAGACCAGAACTCCTGTACAAAACGGAAAAAACTCTGCTGGCAAATCTCCCGAACAAGCTCGGGTTCTGAGACCGATATACTGGAAAGATCAGTCATAATTAGTCTTTTGTAATTTGTTTATGTTTTCGAACCGCTATCAATATTTTGCCCAAAGTTTCCGTGTCAAGATTCAATTGAGCAATCGAAATAGTGTGCTGGTGGTTTATAGTCCCGGTGTGCTCAATCTCGATTTTTTCATTATATCCCCGGTCCCGACATTTGGTTTTTACTGCATGTATCACAGCTGACGTATCCCCGGCTGCAACACGAGTGACAAAAGCATGCTCAAAAAAATTCTTCTGGTGCCATTCAACCTCATCTATCAATTCCGCGAAATCCGGATCAGTTCGGCACCAGTTTATAAAACGCTTCCTTGGAATCCCTATTTTTCGTAACGCACGACTGGCATTAAATCCGGATTGTGTCAGTGCATGGATAAAAAGCCGCTGCATCGTTTCTTTCCCGTTATTAGCAAGCAAGAGCCGGGTTCGTTCTACTCCATTTTTTTCTTTTTCGAACTCATGAATCTGATCCCAGAGATCCTGAAGATCGGGTGACAGGTGCATATAAATATATTCATGGAATGCAGTTTCACCTGTTTTATTATGCACACCGCGCCCGCGAGAAACAGCGTCAGCCAATGCCGGTTTCCGACGACACCAGTTTTTAAAAGTATTCCCTGTAACCCCAAGAGAACGGCCGATAAAATCATCGGCAAAGCCATCACGCGCCAGCTCATAAGCAGTGACATACATTGTTGCATTAAATTTAGCCATATATCAAATATATAACAAAAAAGGAAACTGTACAATGTAACATTTTCTACCCGCCTAGCTTAAATTTTTATTAAGTTTCAGGGCTTTCTTCTTTTCTTTTCGAATCCATTCTTTAAGAACGAGTCGATATGTATCTATAATGCTCCTACAATTCTTTTTTGCATGGACTTTCACGAATTCTTTATCATCTGTATCCACACGAATTGATATGAATTTATCTTTCATAAAATCCTTTCGTTTTGAAGTGGTTAATATTTTTCGGATCTTTTAATAAATAGAATAATTTTTCCGCTAACCTACTGTTTTAAATTCATAATTAATTGCTATTATAATATATTACAAACCACAACAATAAACAACATGTTTACTGATTATTTTTATCTTCGTTTTTATTTAGATCATAATTCATTGAAAAATAAAAAGCTACAAAACGTACTCCCATTTTATTAAAAATAGTTGTTGCCTTTTGTTATCTTTTGTGCTATATTACCTTTATCCTGTAGTTTTTAACCAATAAGGAGCACAAAATGGACCAACAAATCACGAGCAACGGAAATCAATACCCTATCTATGAGGTAATCGGGAAAGCCATTACTGATCAGGAGGAACCCAAAACAAAGGAATTTCGTGAAATTAATACTAAGGCACAAAGTGGAATTTCAGGTTCGGATATTGAATCTTTACAGGCATTCGAAGAGCAAATTGCGGCAGATACATTCCGAAAAATGGCTGCCTATGGAAGAAAAAGAGCAAGACATTATTCAGAATTAAATCCCAAACTATCATCAACATGGGGGACATGGGCACACTATAAAGAGCTCGAAGCAGAATACCACGAATCACAAATATAAAATTTTTCTTGCCTATTTTTGTTACGTTTGTTACATTTAGGAGATAGAATGCAGGAATATGAAGTAACAACCATGACACCAACAACAGTTCCAAAAAACCTGAAAATCGGGTATGATCTTGTCAAAAATCTTATTTTCTATCAGGTTCATTCATTTCATCGTCGCTATGGTGGCATTGTAGATGATTTAATTGGTGAAGCAAATCTCGCTTTTGTAAAAAGCCATAATCAATATATTACTGGAAAAGGAAAGGGGGGAAAAATAATATATGATTATGCATCATATATCAAGAACGACATCTGGTATCGTTTATTTGATATAATGCGTCTACATATAAGAAGAAAACATATTTTAAAAATGACGTCGATTGATGATGCTATTGATATTCCTGACAAAAATCTTGATTTATTTGCCCTGAGTCGTGACGCTAGATTCGTCGTGGCTCTGGCATTGGACCCACCTGATTATATTACATCAATAGCTGAAGCAAAGGGGGGAGAAAATAAAAATTACCGGAGTACTATACGTAAATTTTTACATGATCAGAAATGGTCTTCAGCAAGGATAAAACGTGTTTTTACTGAAATCAGATCCATTGTATAAATGGATTTTAGATATCAGGAAAGGTAAAGGAAGACGCAAAAATCTGACAAAACTGACAAGAGAAATATATTGAAAGTGGAATGAATGAAACCGTATAAATATCAAAAAGAAGGAATTCTACAAATGGAATCCTTTCTTGAAAAAACAGGTGGGGCCCTTCTTGCAGATGATATGGGCCTCGGGAAACGAATTATTTGTGAAGAAAACCTGGTAACTCCGGAAGGCTTTACTAAAATGAGGGATATAAAATGCGGTGACAAGGTTATCGGTTGCAATGGAGAGCCTACTACTACGATAGGTGTTTATCCAAACGGAAAGCAAGATGTTTATGCCATTGATTTTAGCGATGGTGTTTCTATTGAATGTGGTCCTGAGCATTTATGGGCGGTTCGTGATTATAACTGGAAAAGATATAAAAAAAATCACAATAACAATGGCTGGTATGTGCTTTCCGTTGAAGACATGTTAAAGAGAAAACCAATAAAAACACATAGTAAACAACCGCTATTCTGGATACCGCGACAAAAACCAACACGTCACACAAAAAAACCGCTTCCTGTTGATCCCTACTTTATCGGTGTTATAACAGGAAATGGCTTTTATTATGGTAAAAATCTTTATATTACTTTGGGAAACAAGGATCATGAGTCAATAGGTACAAATATTCCAAAACCACAAAGAATAAAAAATACAAAAGGATGTAAAAAATATTATTATAATGCAGAAATGAAATACCTTTTCAATAAAACAGGACTATATGGTAAAGGCGTAAATAAAACAATTCCAGAAATTTATATGGTTGGATCCATTCATCAAAGAACAGAACTTTTAAGAGGGCTAATGGACATAAATGGATCTTGTCATAGAAACAGGACAGTATTTCATACGCATTCAAAAAAACTTTCGTATCAAGTAAAGCAGCTTGTAGACAGTCTCGGTGGATACGCTACAATATGTTTCCATGCCCGAAACGATTTACAAGAAACAGATATTCAAGTAAGAATGGAGCTTGATTTTTGTCCTTTTAATATAAAAAGAAAATCAAAAAAATGGAAACCCAAGAACAGGAAAAGAAAAAGAGGAATTATAAATATTCGATATGCAGGAAAGAAGGAATGTCAATGCATTGCTGTTGATTCTCCTGACCATCTATATCTTGTTGGTACTGGATATGTTCCAACACATAACACAATACAGACGCTATGGCTTTTGAAACGATCAAAAGTGTCCCTCATGTTCCCCGCACTGATAATATGTCCAGCAAATGTAAAATACGCCTGGGAACATACTGCTCTTACTCATATAAACACCAGAGCCCAGGTACTCGAAGGGAGAACGCCTTTACCCAATACTTTTGGAATCATCCCTAAAATTATCATAATAAATCCTGATATTCTGATAAACTGGTTATCATTTTTATTAAATATAAATATAAAAACATTGATTTTTGATGAATGCCAGTATTACAAGGAACTGGCAGCCATACAGACAAAAGCTGCTCTTACTCTGGCAAGGAATATTCCATACAAAATTGCATTGAGCGGGACCCCTCTTTTAAACCGACCTTATGAACTATGGCCTACTTTACATATGATCCAACCGGAGAACTTCCCTGCGTTCTATTCATTTGGAAAGGCTTTCTGTAAACCAAGAAAAAAGTATGGAAAGTGGGAGTATAAGGGGGCAGATAATATTCCGGAACTTCATAAACTATTGAAAAAAACCTGCATGGTCCGAAGGCTTAAAAATGAGGTAATCCCTGATCTTCCAAACAAGATACGACAGGTAATTCCTGTAAAGCTAACCAATGAAGAGGAATATAAAAAAGCAAATGCTCATTTTACACAATGGTTACGTGAGAACTATTCAGGACAAAATGTTGAAAAAGCCCTGAGAGCTGTTGCTATCACTAAAATAGGGTATCTTCTCAGATTGTCTGCACGACTTAAATGCAAAGCAGTGATTGAATGGATAAACAGGTTTCTTGCTACATACCCGGATAAAAAAATTGTAACATATGCAATTCATCATAAAATGATACATGTACTTCAGAAACACATTAATTGTAAACATATAACTGTTGATGGTTCAGTCATTGGAAGAAAACGCCAGTATGCAGTAAACAAGTTCCGCAAGGATAAAAACACAAAAGCCTTTATCGGAAATATCAGAGCCGCAGGAATAGCAATTGACGGACTGCAGGAAGTATGTGCTGATATGGTTTTTGTAGAAATGTACTGGAGACCGGGTGATCATACACAAGCGGAAGATCGACTTTATCGTGTTGGACAAAAAAAACATGTGAAGATTACCTATCTCATTGCTGGAGGAACAATTGAAGAAACCCTGTGCAGGATAATTCAGGAAAAACAGAAAATAATCCGCGGGATTCTTGACGGGGGAGCTACTCCTGATGATATTAACGTTTTTGATCAGCTACTAAAGGCTTTAAACAATGAATCGAAAAAACTTTAGAAGAATGACAACCTTGAACATTCGTAAAGTTCCAGTTGACATAAAATCACAATTCAAGGCATATTGCGCCCGGCATGGCTATACAATCCAGGAAGCCATAATTGCCCTGCTGAAATATTCAGCACGACAGGATATCATTCTTCCTGGAATACATTCAATGCATCTACCTAAAGTAAATAGAAAATGTATAACAGGTGAATATATGGAGTTATGGAAAAACGGGGAAAATGAAAAAATCAGCCAAACCACAAATCCGCCCAAAGAGATAATAAAAATTCTCCGGAAAATGAGTACAATCAAGACGAAATCAATATGATATCTATTCGGGATATTTTAACAGAATATGATGTTGACCATGTTGGGGAGGAACATCCCCGCGGGCGTCCGGGATGGATCCAAATTGACTGTCCTGACTGCAACCCGGATACCAAGAAATTCTATTTCGGTATCTCCCTTATTTCTGGGGCTTCAAACTGCTGGAAATGCGGAAGGAAAAGCACTAGCCGAATCTTGTCAATTGTAACCGGACAACCGATACAGACGATCCAGTCTTTATTGAATACCGCGATACCGGAACCCCTGAGAAAACAAAAACGCGGAAAGATAACGATCCCGAAAGGAGTTGGTAGTCTGCTCCCTGGTCACCGTGATTATATTGAAAGCCGGGGATTTGATGTAGATGAAATTATCCGGTTTTGGGGAATTCAAGGAATTGGACAAACAACACATTTAAAATGGAGGCTCTTTATTCCGGTATACCATCATGGGATTATTGTTTCATGGACTACACGGACAATAAACCCGAATGAACGGAAACGATACATATCAGCACCACCAGAAAGTGAAACGATTCCCATTAAAAATATTTTATATGGATCTGATTATGCCCGGATGAGCATTATTATTCATGAGGGACCAGTAGACGTATGGGCAACTGGTGCTGGGGCTGTAGCAATCTGCGGTATTCCCTACACCCCGGCACAAGTAAAAGAGATGCTCCGGTATCCAGTGAGGGTCGTATGTTTTGATTCAGGGCCGGAAGCACAGGCACAGGCACAAGAATTGACGCGGACCCTGAGCCTGTATCCCGGCGTGACATGGAATGTAAAACTTGAAAGCGGGGAAGACCCGGCATCTGCAGATCGGGAGGAGATCCATGAAATGAGAAAAAAGTTCCTGGAGTAAAAACCCGTAACGATTAATAAATAAGAAGGGTATTTCTATAAATTTTGTGTTTTTGATGAATTTGAAAACACCACATACAAAAATGATGTACAGATATCATTCGAATTATAATAAAATATTTTAACGAAAGGATATTTACTAATGAACAATCAATTCAAACCATCAGATAGAAAAATCATTGATGCAATTGTTACTGCTGCAGAACATGTCGGCGGTGTGCATGCTCTTGAAATGATAGGCAAACGTAAAAAATGGCGTACCCATGTTTCCAGTGGATATTTATGGTATAGCAACGCAGTAACCCATTCATCAGGAATCGTGAAAATAAAATAACGGCGCTCTTGTTTTTATATACTGAGGAATATGTATGGCCCGACCACAAAAAGAAAACCTCGATTATTTCCCGCATGACTGCAGAGCTTCATCAAATGAACTCCTGGAAATATTTGAAATGAAATATCCTAATGGGATTGGATACTCATGGTATTTTAAAACACTCGAACGGATTTATTTCCATCAAGGAAAACTGGATATTTCTGCATCAGAAACTAGACAAATATTATGCAAAAACTTATCTGTGAAACATGATGAAATAATTGAATATGCAATCAATATAGGATTATTCAGCAAAAAAGAGTATGAAGAAAACGGTGTATTAACCTCGGAAGAGATAAAAAATAATGTAAAACCTGTTCTACTGAAACGGGAAAAAATGGCTCAGAAATACAGTAAAGGAGTTTCTGAATCAGAAACCAAACAGAAACCTATCAAAAAACAGGGAAAAACACCCATAGTAGAGGAGAGTATAGGAAAGAAAAGGAAAGTAAATAATACTTTGTCCGCTTCTTCAAAGGCGGACATCGGATTTAATCTTGAAAACAAAAAACAATCCATTACCGAATTCGACAAACACGCTGCAGCACATCTTGAAAAAGCAGTGCGGAAACTCCCACCAAGAAAAACCGGTATCACAAATGCAAAACCGACATTATGGGCAAGACACATTTTATTGCTTCGTACAAAAGACAATATTGGAGAACAGGAAATAAAACGGACATTGAAATGGTACTGTCAACATATCGGGGAAGAATACGTTCCGGAGGCATTCAGCGGGGAAGCTTTCCGCAAAAAGTATCCAGCGATTGTCCGACAATGTGAGAAAGCCAATATGGAGCCCATTAAAATCTCACAGGAAGCCCGTGAACTTGTTAAAGATCTTAGTACTCTATCATGGCCTGCTCCGGCTCTGGAAAGTCTGCCAGCAGCAATACAAATGAGTCTCACAGCTTTTGATAAGTGGTACTGGGATTTGATTTCCTATTCAAAAAAACTTACTGCAGACTATGAAGCATGGATTAAAAACAACCTTCCACCGGGAAGGAAGAAAACCGCACCAGGAAATATCCGGTTTGTCGAATGGTTAGTTTCTACCGTTCCTGGAAGGATTCATTTTATTCGCGGTTGGTTCATAGAACTCAATCGGATTACTGTTAACTGGTTCCAATGGAACGGTGATTTGACTAAATTTGCTTTCCGTATTGAGAATAAGAGGTTCCAGAAGATCGGAGAACAATGGGCAATTGAGTTTACCGGCAATGCGGACAGATGGACGGAATTTTACAATGCAATGATGACAGAAATGAAATGAGAGAATTACTATTATTTACTGATGATAGGAAATGTTCTTCATGAAGAAAGAAAAGGCAAAAGGATTATTTTGAAAACAACCAGATGTGATAGCAATATTGAAAAGCAGATCCTTACCGGGATGATAATGTCAACTACAGTACTTGGACATATTGTTTCAAAATGGAGACCAGGCGGATTATTCCGGAGTAAATGGGCGAATCTTGTTTCCAAATGGTGCATCAGGTACTATAAAAAATACACAGTCTCTCCATGTGAAAATATTGTCGGGTTGTTCAAACAATGGGCTGAAAGAGTTAATGATGAAGACACAATCGATCTTGTTGACAAATTCCTTTCCGGTCTTAGCAATGAATATGAAACCGGTGTAGAAAAAATAAATCCGGAGTATCTCCTTGATCTTGCTGGACAGCATTTCAATTCTGTGTTACTTGAAAATACTGCTGAAGCAATAAAAGCACATATTGACCTCGGAAACATAGACAAAGCAGAAGCTATTGTAGCTCAATGGAATCGTGTTGAGATGGGGGTTGGTGCCGGGATAGATGTTCTTCATGACATAGAAGCCATACGAAGTGCCTTTGAATCAAATGAAAAACCATTGATCCGGTATCCGGGAGCTCTCGGAAAGTTTTTCGGCTCCCAGTTTGCCCGTGATGAATTTGTCGCCTTCATGGGAGCAGCAAAAAAAAATAAAACCTGGTGGCTCATGGATGTAGCATGGCAAGGAATGCTGCAGGGGAAACGGGTCGCATTTTTTGAGGTGGGAGATATGAGCCAGAATCAAATCATGAAACGTTTCATGTGCCGAACAGCAGGACACCCGGTAAAACCTCCATTCGAATTTGATATTCCGATAAGTATTTCTCGTGAACAGAATCAGGAACAGGCGATAGTTGAAACTGATTTTAGGGTGTTTGGTTCAGCTCTTGATTGGAAAACCGCATGGGAGGGTTGCCAGAAGAAATTGAGGCGCCATAAAAAATCATTATTGAAATTATCCGTTCATCCGAATGGAACGATAAACGTTGAAGGGATTCGGGCAATACTTGATATATGGGAACGTGATGAGTGGATTCCTGATATTATAGCTATCGATTATGCAGATATCCTCGCTCCACCAACGGGACAAAAAGCTGGAGAGCGGGAATCAATAAATGAAACATGGAAGCAGCTTCGAAGCCTGAGTCAATCAAAACATATCCTTGTCATAACAGCTACTCAGGGGGATGCCGGGAGTTATAATACGCGAGTGATACGTAGTAGCAATTTTTCTGACGACCGCCGGAAAAACGATCACGTGACAGCAATGATTGGAATAAATGCAACTGATGAAGAAAAGAGGTATGGGATTTGTCGGTTGAACTGGGTAATTCGACGGGAGGAAGCCTTTTTTGAAAACCAGTGTGTGCATGTTGTTGGATGCCTTGGGATCGGTCGTCCTCATATGTTTTCAACTTTTTAAAAAATTTCATTATTTTGAACAACCCATAACGATAATTATAAGAGAAAGGGAATCAATATGATTAATATTACCAGAGACGAAGCAGTCAGACTCTTTATTGCGCTTGGAAGTAAAACGGCGGATAAATGGGGTCGAAAACAAATGACGGAAAAAATTTATAAAATCGATGAAATGATTGACACAAAAATCAAAATTCCTCCTGATATTAAACCTTTACTGAATTCTGTTCTCATAGCAATAGAAAACAAAGAAGTAATTACACTTACAAAAAACCGGATTGAGCTGGTTACTCCTGTTTCTAATGAACAGGAAACTATCGCAGAAACATATTCAGTGTATGTGCATCCTGAATCTGATTCTGTTTTTGTTGCTCCTGACAATAGTATTGATGACGGATTGACACAGGCTGTTATCGACAAGCTTTCGAAAAAGGAGGCTGAAGAACAGAAAAAAGTTATTGAAAAAAAGTATCTTGAAAAGAATGCAAAAAGCAACATCGAACAGGGAATAGAATTAGAACCACCACAGGGAGTGCAGATCAAAAAACCGGATAGTGTTCGAATACTCAAAAGCCGCTCCTATTGTGCTGGGGTGGTGATCCGAAAACATGGAATATCTGCCGGGATAACGGAAGCCATGGTGAACGAAGTTGACAAGATGCATAAGAAAAGAAACAGACAAGAAAGTATGTATCGTCTACGTCTCGCCTGGCATGCAATTTACGGATTTTGTGGTCTTGAGACCAGATAACATATAGCAATAAGGAGTCAAAATGAAAATCAATCGCGAACAGTTTCTCAGGAAACTTGAATCTGTAATGCTAAGAATTGATGTGCGGGAACCCATTGAACAGAGCAGCTGTTTCATTTTTAAAGAAGGGAAAATAATAACTTTCAATGATGAAGTTTTCCGCAGTATTGAATCCAATATTGATATTGAAGGAGCTGTTGCTGCAAAACCTCTTCTTGCTATTCTCAGAAAACTTGTTGAAGAGGAAATCGATATCAGATTGAAAGACGGGGGTGGACAACTTCTTATCAAGGGCAAAGGACGTCGGGCGGGGGTTATGCTTGAACCAGTAACTAATCAGTGGGTTGGTGTGATTGAACCCCCGGAAAAATGGATTAACCTCCCCGCTAATTTTACTGACGCCATAGAGATCGTACAACAATGCACCGGGAAGGACGTGAACAATTTTCAGTTGACATGCGTTCATATTACAAATGAGTATCTGGAATCCTGTGATAATTTTCAGGTGATCCGGTTTCCGGTTGAACTCAGTCTCAATGAATCATGTCTTATTCGTGGAGATAGTATAAAAGATATCGTGGGTCTTGGAATGATAAAGATCAGTGAAACAAAATCATGGCTTCATTTCCAGAATTCGGATGGACTGATATTTTCCGTTCGCCGTGATATTTCAGAGTATCCCGATCTTGGAAGAATCCTTGATGTAAACGGAGAAAAAACCAGTCTTCCGGGCGGGCTTTCCGAAGCAATAAGCAGGGCAGAAGTATTTAGTTCTGAAAACAGCGACAACAATATAGTAATTGTAAAACTATCTCCTGGAAAGCTTTGTATTACTGGAACAGGGGTAAACGGATGGTATGAGGAACATCAGAGAATAAAATGGGAAAGCGAGTCAATTTCTTTCTCCATCTCCCCGAAACTTCTCAGTAACATTTCCAAGAAATCTACTGATTGTCTTATTGGAAACAAACGTCTAAAAGTAGACAATGGAAAATACCAGTATGTGACTGTTCTTGGGGGAGTATGATGCAGCCTTTGTTTGCTGAAATTCTGACAACTGATGAAAAATCCACTTATGCTGTGGCTTGGGTTTTCAGTAAACCGGTACTACGAAAATATACTGGTGAGAATCATTATAAAAGAGCCTGTGAATGGATAACAAGCTGGCAGCAACATTTTGACCGTGAATGGTTTTTTGTAAAAGATGTCTTTACGAAAACCATGGATGAATTCATTAATGTCCTTTCTCTACATGGTGTCAAAAGTGACATGCTTTTAAAAGTCAAAAAAACCATTCTGGAGCATTCCGTTTTGTATGAATAAAGGATTTTTTAGTACCACAAAAATAATCCCGCAGCGACGCACCAGAAGCATTCCGCAATGTGGGGCTTGTGGGTTGTATCGGGGATGCATATCCCCCCGTATGCCAGTAACTGGTGATGGGGGTCGGAAAGTATTATTTGTTGCAGAAGCCCCCGGAAGGAATGAAGATGAACAAGGAATCCAGCTTATTGGAAAAGCAGGTCAGTATCTACGTCGAGTTCTTCTACATCTTGATTTTGATTTGGATGAAGATGCATGGAAAACAAACGCTATCATTTGTCGGCCACCCGGGAACAGGAGTCCTACTTCCGCCGAAATATCCTATTGTGAACCGAATCTATTTTTAGCAATAAAGGAATACCGGCCAAATGTGATAATTCCTCTCGGGGGAGCTGCAATTTCAGCGGTAATCGGGCCTTTACGTCCTGGCGATGATATTGGGCAAACTGGTCGATGGATAGGATGGAATATACCGGATCAGACGCTTAACGTCTGGATATGCCCGACATGGCATCCATCATATCTTCTCCGACAATCCGATAGTGTATTAAACAGACAATTTAAAGAGCATTTAAAAACCGCTATTGCACATAATGAACGCCCATGGACAGAAGCGCCTCCAGACTGGAAAAAAGATATAAAAATAGTACTTGATCCAGAAGCCGCCGTAAAGTGGATTAAAAAATGTGCCAAAATGAAAACTGGTGCGATTGCATGGGATTACGAAACAAATTGTTTGAAACCCGACTGGCAGGAATCAAAAATAGCTTCCTGTTCAATAGCATGGGGACGATATGAACCAGAGAAATGTATTGCTTTCCCATGGAGCAAGTCGGTTGTTCCAGCAATGCAAAAATTATTAAGCAGTCCTGTTCCCAAAATCGCCTCAAATCTGAAATTTGAAAACCGATGGACAAAAAAAGAATTTGGACATTGTGTCCGGACGTGGGTGTGGGATACAATGCTTGCTGCTCATGTGTGTAATAACCGGAGTGGGATTACCAGCGTAAAATTTCAGGCATATGTCCGTCTTGGTGCGCCATTATGGAACCAGAAGATTGATCCATTTTTAAAATCAAGTAAAAACTCACATTTTAACAAGGTTTTTGAAGCTGATATTGAAGATTTGCTGCTTTACAATGGGCTTGATTCCATTCTGGAATTCCGGGTTGCATGTGATCAAATAAAGGAATTAGGTGAGGAGTTGCCATGGTATAACGGTTAATAGAAATGATATTATTCTGTAACTAAAGAAAAGTATTTTCATCAAAACGAATAGCATGCTAAAGCAGGAATAAATGAAAAAAATTGACGGATATAGGCTCCTTCATCAGGGTGTTATTGCTTTATCGGAAATGGAAGCGAATGGAATGCGTATTGATATTTCATATCTTGATAAAGCTACCAAGGAAATAACAGACAGAATAAAAAATCTTGAGGAGAAATTACGTGGATGTAAAGAGTATAAACTCCAGCGCCGGAAATATGGAGCAAAAACCAATTTGAATAGCCGCCTGCAACTTGGTTCTGTTTTGTTTAATGATATGGAATATGAACCCCTTTCCCGTACTGCCACTGGTCGTACACAGGTCAATGAAACCGTTCTGGAAAAGATAAACACAAAATACACACGGGGGTTTATTCGACTTGAAAAGCTCAATAAACTGCTTTCTACTTATTTGTATGGTATAAAACATGAGCTATGCGGAGAATATGTTCATGCTTTTTTCGGTCTCCATCTCGTTACTAGCTACCGGGGACAATCTGATAGCCCGAATCTGCAGAATATTCCGATTCGTGATCCAGTACAAGGGCCTATTATAAGAAAAGCTTTTATTCCTGAAAGCGGATCCGCTCTTGTGGAAATAGATTACTCATCTGCAGAGGTTCGGGCTGCATGTGCATTATCTGGTGATGAAAAATTAACATATGACGCAATACAAGGAGATATGCATCGGGATATGGCAGCAGAATGTTACATGTTAAATAAAAAAGATGTGACTAAAAAAGTGAGGCAGGCAGGGAAGAATAGTTTTGTTTTCCCTGAGTTCTATGGTGATTATTATAAACAGGTTTCAGCAAATCTTTGGGAAGCTATTGAACGGAATAAATTGACCACTGCTTCTAAAACGTCTCTTTATGATCATTTACTTTCAAAGGGAATAACCAGTTGCGGAAAATGTGATCCCGATGAAAAAGCAATTCCCGGAACCTTTGAATTTCATATTCAGCAAGTCGAGGACCGATTCTGGAATAAACGATTCAAAGTATATAATGCAAAGCGCAAGCAATGGATCGAAGACTATAATAATCAGGGATATATTGATCTTGTAACCGGATTCAGATGTAATGGACCTATGACAAAAAATCAGGTGATAAACATGCCTATTCAGGGACCCGCTTTTCATTGCCTTCTCTGGTCCCTTGTTAAGCTAACAAAAGAACTAAAACGCAGGAAAATGAAAACAAAATTAATATGCCAGATTCATGATAGCATAATTGCCAACGTTCCTCTTGTAGAACTTGATGATTATTTGATACTTGCCCAAGAAATAACAACCAGGAAAATACGGGAAGAGTGGAACTGGATAACCGTACCACTGGTTGTAGAAGCTGAAGTATCCACAACAAATTGGTATGAGAAGAAACATATTAACATAGGAGTATAATATGCAAACACCGAACGAAATGAGGCAGGAACTGGAATCTGCACTCAGTAATATTGATATCAATCAAGAACATATGAAAATGCTTACAGACAAACAATCAAAAATGTTTTATGAAAGATATAAATCCCTTATTGATTCCGGTTTCAGCAAGGAACAGGCTTTTGAACTTGTAAAAGATCGCGGATTATCATAAAATGCTATTAATTCCAAAATACACACATGGTGGTTTTCCTACTTCCCAGGCTTTACATTGGAACAAGGAAACATACCAGAGACTCGGTAAGATAATTGTTTCCATGATGACCGGCACACCAGAAGTGGCAAAACGCGCGTATTGTGAATATTATGAACTGAAACGATATTTTCTTGCTGATGAATTTGAAGAGAAAATTAATGAACTGGATCGTTTCAGAAAAAATCTTGGGGCTGAAACTGTTCATAATGTACTGGAAATAATAAAGGAACAATTGATTGTAAATGGTGATCTTGAATTTAATATAAACCAACAACCTATTATCCCTGATTTCGAAAAATCAGAAAATGGAAAGGAGCTAGATTTAATGAAATCAAGAATCATAGAGATAAGTTTTTCACGTGTAAAAAATTTGGGTAACTATGAAAATTGTAGGGTTGGGGCCAAAGCAGAAATTCATCCTGATGAAAAACCGGCAAACGTCATGAAAAAATTACGCACTTGGGTAGAAAAACAAACAGAAGAATAAACTCATAACGATTAATACATAAAGGAGATAAAAATTTATGCGTGAATTTCATTTGGAAGAACGCCCGAGAACTTTTAAAGAGGTGATCGGGCAAAAAGAGGCCTGTCAACAATTGATTAAACTATCACAGGGGCCTGGAGGGATTCCTCATTGCCTTTTGTTTACCGGGCCTTCAGGTTGCGGAAAAACAACACTCGCACGTATTGTTCGAAAAAAACTTGGATGTTCCAATTATGATTTTTATGAAATCAATGCTGCAAATAATCGCGGGATTGATATGGTCCGTGATATTCAAATGCGGGCAGGTCTATCTCCTATTGCCGGGAAAACAAAAATATGGCTTATTGATGAATGCCACCAGACAACGCCAGATGCCCAAGGAGCGTTTTTAAAACTTTCGGAAGAGCCCCCACCACATGTGTATTTTATGTTGGCCACAACCAATCCAAAAAAACTCAGGAAAGAGATTTGGACTCGTTGCACTGAAATCACTGTCCGGGAATTAACCAGTGAAGAAATATTCGGACTTGTTCGAACAATTGCAGAAAAACACGGGAGCAATATCAGTTCAGAGGTCGGAACAAAACTTGCTGAGATTGCGGAGGGAAGCGCACGTAAAGCCCTCGTTTTGCTGCAACAAATCATTGGGTTTCCTGACGATAAAACTAGAATTGAAGTCCTCCGAAAAAGCAATACTCAACAAGCGGTAATTGAAATCGCCCGGGCGCTCATGGCAGGGAAACCATGGTCCGTAATTGCTGAACTTCTCCGGAATTGTGAAGAGGAACCGGAAAGAGTCCGACATATAATCCTTTCCTATTTTTCGAAAATTGCTTTTAAAGGGATAGGCGCAAAGCGAGCAGTACAGATTATGGAAGAGTTTCAATATGATTACTTTGACACCAAAAAGGCCGGTTTAGTAATGAGTTGTTATCGGGCCTGTAATAGTTAAAGTATTCTAAAACAAAAGGAGAAATTATGGCTCCAACAAAAAAACAGAGGGAACATACCCGCAGAGTCCGACGGGGAAATCGTCATGAACAACGACAACAACATGTTGATGAAAGCGAATGGAAGAACTGTATCAAGCGTCCTGAAGGACCGTGTCACTGGTTATGGAAACTATAATGATCTATATTGCAAGCCCTTACACAATAGGGGACGTTACTCAAAATGTGAAGCAACAGATTGATGTTGCAAATGAGCTTATGGATATTGGGATCTGTCCTGTTCTTCCCCTCCTTTCTCATTTCCAGCACATGGTGCACCCGCGATCGTATGAAAACTGGATAGAAATTGGCAAAGAAAAACTGCGGAGATGCGATGGGGTTCTTCGGCTTCCCGGTAAATCAAAAGGGGCAGATATGGAAATTGCTCTTGCAAATGAATTAGGTATCCCGGTTTTTTATTATGATATTCAACAGATCAAAGTTTATTTCAGTAATGAGTTATCAAAACATGAAGCCATAAAACATTAACAAAAGGAGAAATTATGGCACCAACAAAAAAACAGAGGGAACGCATCCGCGGAGTCCGACGGGGAAATCGTCATGAGCGACGACAACAACAACATGCTGGTGGGAGCGAATGGGACTGCATCCGGATTCCTGAAGGGATAAAAAATTTTAAACCGGAGGCCGGGAAAACATATCATCTAGATGTTATTCCCTACATTGTTGGCAGTCATAACAAAAATGCTGAAAAAGGGGATGAATATTTTGAACTTTCTTATGCTGTGTATAGTAATATCGGACTTGAAAGCAAACGATTTATTGCGATTGGAGAGATGCTTGGAGTACCTGATCCAATAGCAGAACAGTTTGCAACGCTCAGGAAACAGGGAGCTGATTGGGAAGATATGAAAATGTTCAAACCCACCTGGCGACAAATCTTTCTTATCTTTGTTCATGAGGAAAGTGAAAACGGTTTACAGTTTTTTGAAGGCGCATATGGTGCTTTTGGAGAACTTCTTGACGAGGAGCTTGCCGGTGAGGAGACAGACTATATTGATAATTTTGATGATCCAGAACATGGATCTACACTTGAGGTCCGATTCAAATCAAAAAACATCGGGAAAGCAAAGCCCTGGATTCTCGCTTCAAAAATCAACTTCATTGAACGTGAAAATGGCTTTACAGCAGATGGAAATAAAAAACTTGCTGCTGCCATTCTCGACCAGGCCTCCGAAATCTGTCTCGATGATTGCCTGAAAATAGTTGATTATGATATGCTTAAATCTGTACTTGATGGACGACCGATGGAAATCAATGAAACCCCCAGTGAAGAAAAGAAAAAACCGAAAACCGGGAAGGAAACTAAAAAGAAAATTGACAAAAACCCCTCTACAGAAGAAGAATTTGAAGATGATTGGGAGTTCCCGGAAGAACCGGAAGAACCACAAAAAAAAGATGAAGAGCTTGAATCTGAAACGGACACTCCTTCATTTGACACTTCAAACGAAGACATAAAAACAGAGGAAAAGTCGGGGGATGATGAGGACTGGGACGAGGACTGGTAAAATCAATTTATCCAAAAATGCAGGGATGACTGGAGCACCCAGCCATCCTGTTTTAAACATGATAAAAATATAACAAAAAGCAATAATTATTAACACAGGATGGGTGCTTCTTATGAATAAAATTAAAGTATGTACAGCATTCGAAACAAAAGTATTCAAAATAGGGGATATTGTTCAAGCTTCTCCGGAACTAAAAAAACGTACGTTGCTTGAACATGGATTCAAATTCAGAATAATATCCATTGTTAATAATTGGCAAGTAATAGTACGGGTTGTTGAGCATGACAAGTTTTCTTTATGCCCTTCCATTATAGATTACAAAAAAGATGAACTCAAAAGATTTGAATTTAAAATAGCAGCAGAATTTCTTGATCATATAAAAATAGAAACAAATATTTCCAGCATATCCGGTTTCGGTTTTTAAAAGAAATAGTATGAGAAAAGAAAATCCTGATTGGTGGAAAATCTACCCCCTCACGTTCGGAAAATATAAGGGGGAAACAATATATAATATTATGATAAATGATTATTCGTATATTAAATGGCTGGATTCTGTACAACTTGATAAAACAACCCGTGCTGCAATAAATGAAGCCATCAAATATTATAGCATCCATTTTACACATTGAAGAGCCATGCTTGAAGAATTGTTAATTCAGAATTTTCAAACTTATATCAAAAACCCGTATTTCATTTGATGCCGGAAACACTTGCATTATTAATAAATGATGTGCTTTGATATAATAAAGCCGTGAAGTATACATGTAAGATCATCCGGGAGACTGAAGTCGGATTAATTCCTCCTATACATACTATCACGGCTGTTTTATTTACTAAGCCCCAATTTTTTTGAGCACATATGTCCCTATGCTCTCTCTACCGAGTTGCGTTTCCATGTCATTGTGGTCAATAATTTCAAACCCTTGTTCATAAAACCAGTCCACCAGACCTGCATGGGTAAAATACCAGTAATGTTCATCCTTTTTATAGTGCTTGCTTTTTAAAATATTATTAATATCTGTAAAAATTGGAATAGAAATAAACACCCATTTCTTAACATGCCGTAGTGCAACATTCGGTTCTTTTATATGCTCAAGAGAATCCCAAAATGTGGCTGCTATATGTTCCCCCTCATATAAATTGCAATATCTGTTTTTTTCTTTAAGCCAGTTAACAGCATCAGAGTTCACATCAAATCCAGTTGCATTTCCATGTCTTTCAATAAAATGACCGCTTCCTATCCCCACATCAACAACAAGTCCGTCATAATATTTACGCACCAAATTAACTCTTACTTGTGTTATCAATTCCCCTTTGGTAGACGAAGCAAGATTTCCATATTCTATAAAGTAATTTTTAAGACATTTCCCTTCTTTAACTGGATAATACCCAACCCCTTTCTCAGGAAACCATATCAGATTATTTTTTAATAAATCATTAATTTGTCTGCACATTTAATAAAACCCTCCTGAATCTATTTTCAAACTCCGTTATTGTTTTGTTGCATTGATGCATCTTATTTACACAACGACAAAAATTATCAGGATAAATCCACTGCACCTTTTCAAGGCACATTGGTTTCCCCGTTATTTTTTCCGGTGCATTATACCCGCCTTGCCCCCCAAGTATTACTATCAATGGAACTCCTGCAGCAATTGCTGCAGGAACTATCCACCCAACACCGCCAACAACAACAGAAGCGCCTCGAATCAATCCCATTAATTCATCAAATACCAATTCACCATTATTGTATATAATATCACATTCCGGTAATAACGGGGACCACTCTATACCATTTTGCAAATCAGCAACCGAAATAGTGGTAAACCCGCTTTTCTTTAATTCAATGGCGGCATTTACTATATACTGTGGTTCCGGATTACGAGCGGGATTTTTCCACTCTTCCCGTATGGTAACCGGGCGTACTACAGCATACGGTTTTTTTATTGGTAATAAATCAAATACCGGGAGATCAAATTTTTTAGCATCAATACCAAAACATATTCTCATTTCATCAAGTATAGATCTCCCCCGCAAAAGAGCATTTCCATATCTTATTTTCTTTGCCGGTCTTATAATAGGAGAACTATTCCATATATAGCCGGGTTGTCGATCAATGTTGGTTTTTTGTGTCCGTAATCGTGTATTTTGTTTTACAGGCAGCACATTAGACAAATCACAATACAATTGCGGCCAACATGTTCGTAAGTAAACAGTATCCTTTATCTCACGAATAAAAGCACGTTGATAGATATTATCACCGAGACCATGCATGCCATCAATCAATAACATATTCATGTTTTCTATTTATATGTTCTGTTGCATCATTAATTATTGATTCCAAGGAATCACCAAAAAAACAATTTTTGAATAACCCTGTATCGAGATTTTCTTTTCTTAGCCATGTATGGATTAATTTCCTGTTTTCAGGAAAATAAATCATCAATGTAGGAACATTAAATTCTTCTGCAATAACACTCAAACCACTTTGATAAGAAATAAAATATCCTGCTTGTGATATTATGCCCATTGTCTGACTAATACTTGCCTCTGTGATGACAGATACATCAATACACGTATTGAAAGCCTGTTTCGTTTCCACCAATTTATCTCTATCATACGGAGCACCAATAAGAATACATTTATTCAATCCAAGCATACTGCACACTTTTTCCGTAATTTTTGCCCAGTCACTTGATGACATCTGATGGTACAAATCAATATGCCTGCATCCACTAATATAAAGCAGAAGATATTCTTTTTTGTTGTTAAATAATTCCGGCCTCAAACCAATATCCCAATTGACAGGATTACTGTCTATTGATGCAATATGAATCCCTTTTTCCAACCAGGCGTTTACAGAATATTCTCTGTCTATTTTATCTGTAGTATAAAAACCACTTGCCACCCTGCTATACACAGCTGAACGCACTTTTTTAAAGGAAATACTTCCTGTTTTATCAAGGATCCGTAAAAAATCACCGGCTCTTCTTTGTACATCATCGTGTTTTGTTACCAGAACATTGAAATTTATTTTATCATATAACAAGGAAAGTTTCCTATAAACCCATATCAGATCACCTATTCCCTGAACAGTGTTAATTGTAATCTCTTTCATTTCATACCCAGAACTTCTTCAAGCGATTTTTTTTCAAAACACCCTAATTCAGTATAACGACTGCAATTATAAATAACAACACCTTGCTTTTTAAGTTGTGGTTTAATAGAAGCAAATTGGGAATGCCATTTTTTCATTTTCAGCTCAGTAGGGTTTCTTAATCTCGGTCCGGTATGGGCCCCGTGCCAATGTAATCCGTTTTTCAAGGAACAATCATATCCAAGTAAAGCTATTGTTTTATATCCAATAAACGCACCAAATTGAATAGCTCTCATGCCTGAATTATACGCTGCCCCAGTTACCGGATGATACTTCACACCATACATTCTGTTAGCTGAGATTGCACTGGACCATCTTTCCGCCTCAATAGTAATTTTATTATGATAAGCAACCCACCATTTGTAATCACCGGCATAAATGTAATCACAACGTAGAAACATTTGCCACGAATTATTCACTGCACATATTTTTTTCCCTGATTTTGCTACAACAGCACAGTCTTCCGCCGTAAGACTTGGACCAGAAGCAATACAGAATAAATCTACCATATTATCTTCTTTTCCTTAGATAAACCATTTCAGTTTTAAGTGCGGCAATATCATTTCCAATCGTTGCAACTGCTTTCATGATTTCCTTATTGCTTTCTATTTGTTCTTTTAGCAAATTCTCCTGTTTTTGAGAAAGAGTTTCAATTTTTTTATCACAACTTTCCACCTGTTTTTTCGCACCTCTAACAGTTTCTGCTTGCTGCCCGCTTGTATAGGAGTAAGTGATTAATAAAACAACCACTGTAATTACATTCCCGATTATCCATCCGTATGACTGCATTGTTCACCCTGTTGTTTAATGATTTTCTCAAATTCCTGCAAAATACCCCCATTCCTTGATAAATATTTTGCCGCTTCCTTTTTCAATTCTTCCTTTGTTTTTATATCTTCTGGAATTGCATTATAGAATAATGTGGTTTTCCCGAATAGCCCTGAAATAATTTTTGATATAATAGAAACTGTGAGTTTGTTGTTCACCCATTTCCATTTTGTCGGGAGCTTCTGAAGCATTTTCTGCACAACTCTGAATAGAAACCCCCCACATATCATAATAACAGGAACAGTGATTGGTCCCAATTCCGGTACTTTTTCAGTAATCAGGTTCCCTATAAATCCAAGCGAATCAACCATTTTTTATCTCCTTTACAATATCTTTTATTGATATATGAACTGGATTCAATCCAATTTTTTTATCAAGTAGATCATAAAAAAGTATTACCGCTTCTTTGCTTTTTTGGATCATGTTCAACTTTGCATTATATATTAATCCTCCAGCAAGGCATCCGTCAACATCTTTATGCGTGTTACCAATATGCATGAATCGAAATGCACCACGATCCCGGATATTCTCATTAATCGCATAACAAAAACCCAACCCGGCTTTCAGATTAGTTGTGGATTTTACAAGATGGCAATCGTACTCCCCGACAGGAAGTATTTTTGCGGTGTCCTCTACAGTAAAGAACAGAGTATTATATACTATAAACATACCAAATGTGTTATTATCTTTTTCAAAGAATCGCGCAATAGTGATATCAAGAAAAGTTTTCATACTTTCGCAATCCATTTCGTATTGTTAAGCCATTTCACTTCTTCCTTTAGTCCTACTTTTTTACAATATTTTATCAGGGCTGCAAAAACGCTTGAATAAGCATGCCCATAAAAAAGACGTCCGATTATTCCTCTTTGAACAATTGCAGCGAATCTGCCGCGTGGCAGCTCTAATGACATACCAACATGTTTTAAAAACGGGAGACCTAATATATCAACTGGATCATTGTACATTACCGGTCGAATTGTAATTGATCCGAGACCACACTTATCATATTCATCTGCAGCGCTATGATTAAAAACCGGAGGAGAACAAAATGGGAGAATGCGTTCAGGTAGTATTCCTATATTCCGATAAATCCATCTACCGGCAGACATGCATCGCGGTCCCCCGCGAGAATGACCTATAAATGTTGTTTTTCTCCCATATATCTTTACTAACTCTGCAAAATAATTGGCGGCCTTTTCACCAGCTTCTATAAAATCAACATGTCCTCCAAGCCTCTTAAATGCTTTGGTTTCTATTTGTGGTGAAAAATCAGATTTCCATCCTGCATCCCTGATACCTCCCTCCGTTCCAAGAAAACAGATCAGTAATTTCCCTTCATGCTCAATTGTATATGTAAAATCAAGTTTATCGGTAATAGGCATTCTTGTTATTTTAGCTCCAGGAAGCCATTTTGGAACCAGATCCTCGATAAAATCCCAACTATGCTCATCACCATCACCAGAATCATCTTTATGTCTTGCAGCTAATGCACAATAAGGCCAGCAATACGCTACTACCCACATGTTAAGCTTGTTCATTATTATTCCCTTTCTGTATATAATAACCAAACAAATCATCTAACAATAAAAATCAGGACGACATTGGAGAGGATGGTTCTACCCATGTTGCTTCCAGAGCTTCACCGGTTTCCAACGAGCTCCCATCATATGGCGTAACACGAACTGAAATCGTAACAGTTTCCGGTGCAACCATAAATAAAATGCTATAGCTTGTAAATTCATCGACAAGTTCAGTATATCCACTACCAGTGTCAAATTCAATAAAGACCATTTCAGCATCACCAACCCATGTCAATCTAAACCAGCGTCCGGGAGGAGGTATGACTGATTCCCCAGTGTAAATAAGATTTATGGAATCAAGTAATTCCTGCTCCCATACCAGTTCTTCTATTTCAGGAACTGTTCCGGGATTATCATAAACCGAGTGATCAACAATTGTACCGGATATCCTGACAGAATCACGACCATTCGGTGTTATGCTGCCTACTCTGACAAGTAATTTATCAGTTGCATCAACCCCGAATAAAAATCTGCTTGCTTTTAAACCATCTGCAGTCAGTGTGCTCAAAATCTCTATCGAACCAGTAACGGCATGTGCATAGCTTGTCGGCTCAACAGTATATGGTCCTCCTGTTGTCCCGTCTTCAAGAACAACATAAAGCAACCCTTCCTCCTCACCATAAAAGTCAACCGGCTCAGATAACCAGATCGTTTCCCTGTCCACTGAAACAATCAATCCTGACGCTCCCCAATTAGTCATCTTGTTTGGGACAAGAATTTTTGATAAAAGCTGTGGAATATATCCAGCGGCATTAGTAACAAAACTCACAGAAACACGCTCAAGCTTATTTTGATAATATAAAAACATACCTATCTCATATGCCTGTTGTCTACTCGTACAGCCTTCCAATGAGATTTCATTCGGGGTATCTTCACTGCCATCCTCATCATAACAGGAAACAATCTCGTCATCCCATGTATCGGGGTTTGTATATATAACATTTACACACGTTGGATTATCAGCAGTTCTGGGATTTGTAACAATAGCAAGATCGGTAATATTATCATTAGTATAAACGCATGATGGAACTTCCTGATCCACATCCTGAACAACAGAAAACAACCCCCCCGGCATACAAGGTGCAGCACGTCCACACGCTGCAGCCTTTGCAACAGCGTCCATTACTGAAACCCTGCTGGTAAAGCTATAATCAAAATGATATCCGGCTGTTTCAAATGTTGCCCTGAGTTCATCAAGAGATTCCCAGTCAACCAGATCAATGCTTTGCTGCCCACAATTAGCAGATGTTACCAAATATCCTATTGCATCAATAATAGACCTGGTAGCCAAAAGAGTAACACCCACACCAGTAGATGTTACCTCCCCAAGCTTTCTTGTTGCAACAATATTTATCTGGGAAGCAACGTTCCCGTTCAACTGATCGGTAGCTTTTATCCTTGCAAAAAAGATCGTAACATCTCCATAATCAGGATGAGGAGCACCATATCCGCGAAGCCCGGTCAGTGTTGGTCTTGTCGTTTCAGTTGCAGCATCAAGTAAAGACTGGTATGATGGATCTGACACAGCAAAATCATTCACCTCAATACGTTTGATTCTTATCTGGTATCTCCCTTTTCCAAGTGGTGTCGGAACTTTATATGAAAATCTCAACGGATCCCTTATTACATAAGAGCTGTCCCACTCAGACCAGATATCACGAATATCAAGTATAAACCAATCTGATGTAGAAGTGCCCACTTTATCAACAGTACGACATTCCACCCTTATTCTCACCAATGCAGGAAGGTCAGAACCTGAAGTCGGACAATAAAGCCCGTTTTCAAAAACTATATCATATTCTATCTGATTTATTTCGGTTCCAGGAGGATCTACTATGTAAAAAATCCACTCATAATAAACAACTTCCTGAACAGATAATTCATTACACGTCCATACAATTTCAGGGGCAATCCCGGATATGCCTGTTTCAAATTCACCTGGTCCAAACAGGAAATACTCCGAGTTTTCATATTGTAATAATGGAGAATTATTTATGTAAACTTCTTCAACATCATACTCCCCTACTCCTATAACTCCGAGAAAATATAAATATTGATAATTCCTATCATCATCATATCTCTTTATATTTCGTACATAAGATTGCTGAATAAGATCAGGGTAAATACGACATCTGCCGAAATGTTCTGCAAACGGGTTCCCGACATTTATTTTATTTGTTCCATCAGAAAAAGAGTAAGTTGATTTTTGATCATAAACCGTTTCGGGGATATCCGTAACAGGGGTCAATCGTGAAGCAATAAAAGAGTATGCAAGAGAACCAACAGCAATAATGATGCTTATAACAGTGAAAGCACCTGCCCCTTGGGGACATTCCATAAAAAGAACATGGCTGTTTTTAGACAACCTGCTATCCCATTGTATACGTCCCCATGGGTGGCCATCCACCAAAAGAATTGTTGGACGGACAAACCGGAAACCAAGCAAATGTATGATCTGATTCGGGGAGACTTCTTCAGGTACAGTATACACACGGCTTCCCGCAATAATGTTTAACGGATTTGTGCTATACATTACTTGCATGGTGTCCAAAACCCTTTCCAGAACAAACCGTTTGCTTTCAATCCACGATAATCACTTGCAACCACCCCGGAACCCTTTAATGCATGCAATACCATAAGATGCCCTTTTACAAAAAAGACAGTCCCAATATGAGTATTGAATTTTTTACTTCTACTGAGAAACACAGCATCCCCCTCTTTCGGATCGATAGTTGCTCTCCATCCCCATAACTCCGCATTTTCCTTTGTCAAAAGCCTGGATGCAATCTGCAACGAACGATCATAACCAGCACACACTACCGGAATATCACGACCAAATTCATTTTTCATTATCTCCCGAAACCACCAATAGCAATCATTTTCCGGCATCCATGGTTTACCGATATATTTATTTGCCCAATGATTCATATTTGACATCCCGGAAGCTCCCTTGCTGTCATTAACCTCCTGCATATATTTATATTCATGAGATCAGGATATAGTGCATTTAATACCACCAATTCATCAGTAAATTCCATGGTATTTATTGTCAATGCTACCGGTAGTTCCGCCTGCGGGTCTGAATCCCCGCTGATATATTGTCTATAATACATATACACAGGATCACTTGTTTTTGACGAAGCATATAGTAATTCGCGGTATGCCATAAGCAGAAACCGGATTGATACTTTCATTTGTCCTCGCACTGAACTTTCAGTTTCAGGTAAAGTTACCTCAAAATTTACTGGCTGAAAGCTACCCTGTGTAACAACGAGAATGTGTGGAGAATCAACGAGCTTTATTGATGGCACAAAAGAAGTATGTGTTAATTCAAGCGTTTCGTAAATCGTGATATTATGATCAGCATAGGCATATGCTTCCTGAATTGCTTCACTCATGTTCATTTATTCAATTTCTCCTATTGCTGCAATCGCCGCATCGCGGGCAATAATCACCTCTTCACCTGTTTCAGCTATATTGATATTCCTCATACCAGACATTCGTTGTGAAAATATTGAAGTAACAGTAAGAGCCTGTTTTTCAAACTGTGCAATAAACTGTGCCGCCAGATTTTCAACATTCCCGCCCATCACCGAAATATAGGCATTCAGAAATAAGTAATCCTTAACGCTAGCATCAGAATCCCTACCAATTGCCTCAAAATAATTCTTGATATCCTGCCATATCAATTGACTTGTAGATTCAAAACCATTAACAAATAAATCATTGTTCCCCATTTTTTTCGTTACCGCTGCATTCACCGCCTTTTTCGCATCACGTTTTATTGTAAATAATTCAACACCAACAGCCTCAAAAACAAATTGTTTGTTCTCAGTATCATATATCGGGGTTGTTGCATATTTATATAATTCCCGATTGCGTATAGTAGCATAGACAACAGGCACCCATCCTAACCCATAAAGTGCTTCCCGTGTAAGCAAATTAAAATTAATTATTGTAGCTCCAGCCTCTGTCGTCCAGCGTTTCGGCAGGTCGGAATAAACTTTCCCCTGCATTTGATTTGTCTCGAAATTTATTTGTGCATACATGGTATTTCCTGCCCCTTACGTATCAATTACTGAAAAATCCATTGCCAGAATATAATTTACAGTTAGAAGTTGTGTGGGGGCTACAGTAATAGGGGTTGCAAGCACATCCCTTGCTGTGAGAAAAGGATGAACGCCGGTGGCAAAAACAGCACCGTTCCACATAAGCCCAGTCTCTCTCACAACCGGGCTCTCCGTATTATTGTTTTTAAATTCTCTTGAAATTGTTGATGTCCATATTTTTGTCCCTGAGTCATACTCCATACTTGCAGCGGATTGCCCGCGATATTCTAGCGTACCATCGGTAGTCCCTCCTGCTGAGTGTTCGATAGCAGTATCAAGCATATAATCTTCCACACTAAACGCAGTATTTCCACTTCCAACTACAATACCAACACCTGAGGCACCAGCAACACCCCAATAACCATAACCATAGTAAGGATTTTCTCTACTCACAGCACGATCATCCCTTGCATAAACAGAACCGTCTGGTTCCTTTGCTGACATATGCCCTACACCAAAGGAAGTTTCTACAACAGGATTCATAGCATCAGTCATCATGCCAAAATTTATATTCCATCCATTACGTGTCCATGAATGCCCCTCTTCAACTGCTTCGTAAAGCACTCCCCCTTCAGCAGTTTCAAGCCGAAGGCCAATATTAAACGATGGTGGTGTCGGAACACCGAGCGCTTCGGCGGAATCATAAAGAGAGTCCCACAATGCCTGTCTTTCTTCTTCAGTCATGATAATAACTCCTTATTCTGTTATCAATGATGTCCCAACATTTATTGTTGGCATACCTATTGTTGTCAATTCATTTGTCACATTGCGTAAAATACTATTTCCGGGATCCACATTTGCCCAAACAAAACAAACAAGTGGGGTCGGCCATGTCGGAGGCCCCGGCGGAGCTTCCCCGGACGCCTCACTCGGCCATGCGTCATAATCAACACAAAGTGAAGAATCCTGAACAAGCAAAGCAAATGAGAAATCCATCATACTTTTAGTCACACCTTTACGTTTCGGATAACCAAGAAACCGTGCTTTGCAATTAGTATAACCCATACTTGTAAGCCAGTCTGCCGTAAACCATGTGCCATCAAGACCGATACGATGCCAAAAATAATTAAACACAGGCTCTTCTGCTGACATGATCCGAAGCTGTACTATAATTTCATCCGCCGGAATTCCTCCCCAATTCCGTACAATCCGACGACCGGAAGCGTATTCATTCGATACTGCATTTCTTCCAGGGATTATTGACACCGTTTTCATTGGTGCGGGCAGTGTTAGAGGCCATACACTCATGAACTTTCCTCCGGTGGATAATAGTCAACATAACCACTGCTATCAGTTTCCGCAAGCATAATAACATCAAGCGGTAATTTCAAAAGCCATAATCCCTCAATATCACTCTGACTCCATGACGGACCTTCTTCGGTAAACTGGACAAAATAAAACCCGAATCCAAGTGCATCAAGCCATGGCACAATAAATGGCCCACTCTGCTTTATCGTATTGTCATAAAATGTCCTGAACGTGGCAAGCTCAATATCCGATACATACATGCTAAACATTGCAGACCATTCCGGATAGGTACGATTACGTACTGGACATCGTCGTTCATCAAAATCCAATAAACCAGTACGCGGCTGCATTTCATAATCCTCCCGCACAGATTGCGGCAAATTATTGCTAGTAGGCCATGTGTCCATCAGTATCGCCTCCCGTAACGGTTATCAAGATATTTCGCAAGCCCGGCACCGCGATTTATTCTCTGGGCCATTTGATTTTCTATGAGTTCAATTTGTATATCTACTCCACCATCGCTACGTTGTGTCACTTGTGCTGATGTTCCTGGAGCCTCATAAATATTCACGTTCATTGGTGCAATAACAGCATTTCTATCATTTTGTATATCATCAAGAGTTCGATCAAGTTTCGCTGACGTGTTTTCAGTAGTAATGCGTTCGCCTTTTTTCAGATACCAACTCCCCGATTCAGGAATATTTTGTACCCCATCATCAGCCATTCCAATCGCCATAACAGAAGAAACGATTCTTGCCATTTCCGCACCGACTTTTGCTATGGCAGCCAGATTTGCCGGGAATGGCTGTGTTCCCGCTTCTGATATCGCTTGCTGCATATTAAGCATTGCTTCTGCAATCGTAAACGATTTTGATGCAGCAAATAGAACTTTATATAAAATCGTCTGTTTACCACCATATTCAGCCATAAGATCTGCCATCTGACCAAATGATGATGCTGCTGACTCAACAGTATATCTATGCCGCGCTGTTTCTATTGCGCTAAGTGCATTTGCATGCTGTTGCGTGAGCTGCTCCTCCTTTGCATCCCATGTTTCCATCATATCAGAACGGGAGTTCCGGAATTCCTGGAGCATTTCTATTTGTTCATCATACCATGCATTCAATTCCTTTTTCTGCGCATCAAATCGACCAAACTCACTATCAGTATTTATGCCAATTGACGGGGTTTCAGTGATGTTTTTATCAGCCATTTCCGTTACAGCAGTATCATATATTTCCTTGCTGTCAAAACCACCCGCGGCATAAATAGCTTTCAAATATTCAAGACTGTCAGCCAGTTTCTCGGTTTCAGTACGCATTCCTTCAGTGAGTTGTCGTCCCTCATCAATCAATTTCTGTTGCTTTTCGAGAGCATTTATTTTCTTGATGATAGCTTTCGCCGCGAGAATTTCACCTTCTTCTGCTCCGCGCAATTCAAGATTATATACTGCAATCTGATTCGATGTCATTCCATAAGTATCATATTGAACAAGAAGTGCAGATATCAAGCTGTCAACATCCTTAGTTAATGCCTTTTCGGCCTCCGCCTGCTTTCCAGCTTGTTCTACGGCGTCTTTGCGGACCATATACCCTTCATAAACAGCTTCAGCCAGTCTCAATTCAGCCTGTGATGCTCCGTCTATCTGTAACTTGTAAAGGAATGCGGCCTTTTCGGACAAACCAAGTAATGCGGTTTCCTCTTTGAGACTCTGAATAGTTTCTTTTCTTCGTTCCGTTGCCGCAGCTGCTTTTTCAAGAGCATCTATTTCCTCAGCAATGGCTTTTGCAAAACTGATTTCGGTTTCAGTGGCTCCCTTTAATTTCAAATCGTATTCAACAAGCTCCGCTGATGTTTTTCCATATATATCACGCTGTTCAATTAAAGCATCAATTTGTTTGTCAATCTGTTCTGTCTGTCTTTTTATTCCTCCCCCTGTTTGCCCCTTCATTATATTTTGACTTTGGGCATTTAATTCCTTGATACTTTCTGTTATGATTTCAATATTACTGGAGGCCTGCTTAAGTTCATCAGGATCATACCATTTACCAGCGTCCTTTAACTGTGTCTGACGGATAACAATACTCTCTTGTTCCTTTTGCAAAGCAACAAGCTCTTGCATCTCCTTTGTAATTGCAGATAATGCTTCCTGTTTTTTCTTTTCCCCGGAAATTTTATTCAAATCCCTATTAAGATCAAGGACTGATTTTGTCGCGACTCCGAGAGCAACCATTGCGGCAGTTACTGCTAATATAACAGGTAATGTCGTACCCAGCGCTGCAACAAAAGTGGCAAAAACACCTGGAGCAAACGCCATCCCGATAACAGATACCAATCCCCCGATAGCTATCATTATAGCACCTATTACAGTGAGCACAGGAGCAAGGGCAGCAGCAACACCAACTATGATAGCAATTATATTTTTCATGCCATCCCCTAAACCGCGCCAATATTCAAGCATTTCCTTGATAAGATCCCCAACTTTTTTGATATACGGAGCAAGAATTTTACCTATTTCAATACCAAGATCAGTTATGTTATTCTTCAGTATTTTCATTTGTGAGGAGAATGATTTCAATTGCTTTTCAGCAACTTCTTTTGTAGTTCCTTCCATTTCCTGAAGCCGTTCATCATAATATTTTATTGCTTCTGTCATACCAAGAAGAGGTAAAATAGCTTGCTGTATACGAGCCTGGAAACCAAGTGTTTCAAGAGCTGCAGCCTTTTCCGCCGGACCAAGTTCCTTCGTTGCTTTTGTAATGCCTTCGATCACGCTCGTTATGTTTTTTCCGGTGCGTGAAAATTCCTCTATCGGAATATTCATGGCTTCGAACGCATCTCTATTGTCATTCGCGCTTTTGATAAGAAGACGCACCATGCGCCCAAACATGCTTCCGGCAACTTGCCCCTTTATCCCCTGATCAGCATACGCAGCCAATATTCCAACGCCTTCATTTAAATCAATATTATACTGCTTTATTGCCGCCCCAGCCTCATTTGTTAATGCCTCACTAAACTGTTGAACGCTGGCATTTGCAAGCGTATTAGCTTCAACAAGGGTATCTGATACTGCAAGCATCCCCTGCATATTTTTTTTAGCATCTTTACTACTTAAACCAAGCGCAGATTGTGCATCTGTAAGGAGATCCGTTGCTTGTGCCATATCAAAAGCGCCAGCAGTTGCAAATTTTTCCACAACTGGAAGTGCCATGATACTCTGCTTAGCGTTCATTCCAGCGGAAGCAAGAAAATAGTATGCCTCGCCGAGCTCGGTAGCACCTGTCTTTGTTGACAAGGATAAAGTACGGGCAGTCCGTTCCATTTCTGCCCGCATACCTGCAGACATGTTGCCCATTATTGCAGTGGATTGTGTCATTGCATCATCAAACGAGGCAAATGATTTTACCATCCCAGCAACAGGAACAGTTATAGCTATTGTCGCTATTGCAGCAAAATTTCTTATCGAACGGCCTACAGATGCAATATTTTTGCCGTATGTAGAAACGGCGTGTGAACCTTGATTAAATTCTTTACTGAGATTTCTTACAGTACGGGTATATGTTTCCCCATTTACCTTCCCACTTTTGTAAAGCCTTTCAACCTCGGCAAGTCGTTGTTTATATTGCTCTGCAGGAGTTGCTGCAGCAGTTGTGAGGCTTTTCGCTCTTTCTAATTCTTCATTATATTTTTTGTGGGTAGACTGTACAGCCGGAAGGACAGAGGAACATTGTTTGATTGCTCTATTATACGTTTCCTGGGAAATCATCCCGTTTTTAAGAAGAGCATC